CAACTGTGGCTGATCCTCGAAATACAGCACACAGATTGGGTAAAATTTCAGGCACCAGCATGGCATGCCCACAAGTGACAGGCGTACTTGCAACAGTGCTACAAGCTCGACCCGCAATGACTCCTGCCGAAGCCAAACAGTTCTTGATTGACCATTCTGTTAAGAACGCCCTGGTAGAAGGTAGTAGCACTGCCTACACCAGTACCACATACTTGCAAGGTGGCGCCAATAGGATATTGCAAACTCCGTTTACCAGTCCCAATCGAGGCGGCATCACCAGCTAACTCATGCGTCTATAAATAGACGCATGACACTTACAAATCTATTTCATGGTAAAGTAATATTATGGAAAACATGAAACATTACATTAAAGTTAGTGTATCCAGAGAACTGACTGACAAAGAATTTGAAGAGCTGACAGATATCATTGAAGACGAAGTGGGTGACATTGTTGCCAGTGATGATGTTCACGAATACCCAGACGACAATAGACAAATTTGCTATCTGTTTGAATTGGGCACAGCCATAGAGAATTGTGAAAACGGTCCAAGTGCTTTTGAAATTGTGCAGTTTGAAATTGATCAAATGTTACCTGACCGTGTCAAATGGGACATTGAGTCGCAATGAAATATTCGCCAGCGGCGTTGAGACTACTGGGTTACAATTTAAGAAGTCATGTGTGGGAAGATTTTGTTGCCAACACCATGCAGACTTGGTTTAAATTCAGCATTGATCATGTTGAAAGCAATTTTGCATGGTACACGCTGAGCTTGCATAAAAACGCATTAAACCTCACACATGGTGGTGCATTGATGACATACATGGACTATTGCATGGCGGCCCATATTTGGGACCTAACTGGTGGCAAGCAGGCAGTTACTACACAAATGTCAAATAAATTTATTCGGCCCGCCAGGATCGGAAGATGGTTGTTTGGTCGGGTACAACTGGTTGAACAAAATGACACTATTATTTTACATGGAGAGATTCATGCCAATGATCCTGATGGCATGTTGATCCTGGCCAGCCAAGGTGAATTTATTTTACCAAAATCAACAGAAAGACTTGACATTCTAATTTAAACTGCTATAATAGCTGTATAGACATTTAAACTTCTGAGGAACAATATGAAAATTAATTTACGCAAGGCCAGTGTGGTCCAGCAAACAATCATTGACGAAATCAAGCGTCTGGGCAATGAAAAAACAACTGTCAGTGTGAGCTTGTTTGCTGACAATGTGGCCAATCTATTGAATGCACAGTTAGAAAAAGTAATTGCAAATAACCAACGAGTTGGCCGCTTGCTGGATGCAAACCGTTACCTTCGTGCAACTGTGGCAAAGAAAAATGCCGAAGTTGGCATCACCGATTACCTAGCAGAAGATGCATTCTTGGCCAGTGCCGAAAGTCGTGTGCGTCAGATTACTGAACTTGAAGTTCGTCCTGATCTGTCTGCACTTGAAAAAGAAATTCAAGCTCGTAGTGCCAACACTGGCAACGAGCGAAGCATATACGGTCGTGACTACAACATTGAAGTGCATGTGGCTCTGCCTGAGACTGTGGCAGAAGCCAAAGCAGAACTGGCTCGCATTCAAAAGCGTCGACGCAAGATCAAGGACGAGATGGTCACCATCAATGTCCGCACAGAGTTTGAAGTAGCCGAACAGGTAGCACTTGTGCTGACTGACCTCGGTCTAGACTAAGACTGCCACACTTGGTCCAGGGTAGGAGATGAAAATACTTCATCTTAATTGATGAAAACCTACTGGCTTAGTCTGAAAAACTAATTCCAAATTGTCTTGCTTAGGCATCAAAAACCACTTTGATGTTTGATGTGATGCCTAAGCAAAAGACCCATGTTTGATATTAGCTATTTGATCTTTGCTGTTTGACTATTTTCATTTCGTCCCTGCTTCGTGGCACTATTAATATGAACAGTTTAGAAAAAGTATGGGCCAGAGCTACTGGTCATTTGATGGGCCAAACAGATGACGACCGGCCCGATGTACCTATTCTTACCAAGCAAGAAGCTAGAATTGCCTTGACTTTGAAGACATTTTGGGTTATAATACATGTAATCACTTGTTTGTTCATTTGTGCTAACGTCATACATCATTGGTAGGAGTTATTATGGGTCGTGTAGGTTTTTGTTGCAAATGGATCAACGATCCCAGTGAAGTGGCTGGCATGAAAGTCAGTGCTGTGGATCGTGACCTGAACGGCCGATCAACCACCATGCGTTGGTTGCGTGAACATCCTGCCGAAGCTGAACAGCGTCAGTGGGATATTATGAATCACAATGCCACAGCCGCTGTACGGTTAATCGAGCGTGTGGCCACATTGCCAGCCAATCGCAGAATGGTTCGACTTGGCAGTGAAATGCTACAGGGTTATACCCAGAAAGATTGGATCAACTGGTGGCAACAACCGGAGATTCAAGACCATTGTGCAAAGATATTTGCGCCCATTGGTGAAACTGCCAGACGTCTGGATGTGCGTTTGAGTTTTCACCCTGGACAGTTCTGTGTGCTGGCCAGCGAGAATCCTGGCATTGTTGATCGAAGCATAGAGGAGTTTGAATATCATGCGGACATGGCTAGATGGATGGGCTACGGCAAGTCGTTCCAGGACTTTAAGATCAATGTACACATCTCAGGCAAGCAAGGACCTGCCGGCATTGTTTCAGCCCTTGAACGATTGTCACCAGAAGCCCGCAACTGTATCACCATTGAAAACGATGAAAACGCCTGGGGCATTGACTCCAGTCTCGAACTTGCCAAGCATTGTGCCCTGGTGCTGGACATACACCATCACTGGATCCGTACAGGAGAATACATTCAGCCCGCTGACGATAGAGTTCGGCGTGTGATTGATAGCTGGCGTGGTGTGCGGCCTGCTATGCATTATAGTGTCAGTAGAGAAGATTATTTGGTTGGGCATGATGCAGACACTATGCCAGACATGACCAGTTTATTGGCACAGGGTTATAAGAAACAAAAGCTTAGAGCACACAGTGACTTCTATTGGAATACAGCCGTGAATGACTGGGCCGCTACATTTGCTGATGACTTTGATATCCAATGTGAAAGCAAGGGTAAGAACTTGGCCAGTGGTATATTTGCCAACAAAATAGCGGCCTAAGCCGCTATTTCTTTTCGTTAACCTAATAGATTATTAAGCAGTAGCAGAGTGTGCTATTCTTCCGCTGATGCCGTGCAGGCCGACGGGCAGGGTATTATTGCTATCAATCCATTGTGTAAATGGAAAGCTTGCTAGAGTAGACGTTAATGGAAATGAGCGGTTTTCATCAATCTGCAGTAATTTAAATTTGTTTGCATTATCATATGCTGACAGCGCATCAAATCCGGCTAGTACTTGTGCATCAGTGAAAAATACTTCTCGGTCGGCCAGTGTACTAAATTCAAAAAATAGTGACCGAACATTGGAATCAGATGACATGGTGTTTCTCATTTGTACTATCTTATCGGGTAAAAAATATGCAGTTTGTATATAATTCCACCAGGTAGCATCAATTTCCATATGTGGAGCATGGGTTGGCCTTGGCGGTGGTAGTCCTACTTTAATTTCAACGAAACTAAAATGTAAGTTGTTTTTTTCTATCATGGTTGTTATTTCCTTTACGATGGACCATTTAATGGCCATTGGGCACTTGCCGTCATGTCTATTTATCACGGCTGGATCAATTTATCCAAATTAGTGCAATTTTCATTAAAACGGGTGATAACTATGTTGCGGTGCAACATATATAATGTTATACTAGTGAAAACACTGATAGTGTTTCTACTAGTGGTAGTGCTCATTAGAGGCTACCAAACATTTGCTTAATAAAGGAAAATAAAATGTTCACTGAAATCACAAAAACTTTCGAATCAAACCAAAAATTGGCCAAAGAATTGACCGCACAACTGACAGGTGCATCAACAGCATTTGCAAAGACACTATTAGATGTCAATACGCAATTGGCCGAAACATTCAAAGCACAAGCTGTAGAAGCTTACAAGAACTTGGAAGCATTCAAAGTTCCTGGCTTTGACACCGTTGCTAAAAGTAAAAAATCCGGCGAGTAATTAACTCCGGGCAGATACAACTACGGTGTCGGCCAAAAGCCGATGCCGTTTTTCATTTATAAGGACACACGATGTTATTAGAAAGAATGTTAGAAAGGTTAGCAGAAATGTTTCCAAGCTCTAACTATCAAAGCCGCCTAGACGCTTATCTAGCAGACAAAGGCATTACCGATGCCGCTCAGTTGGAAAACTACATCCGACAATTTAACTATCAAAAGGAAAAATATCTATGAACTCAATCTTAAACTCAATTTGGTCAGTGTTAGAAGCATTTGGGCAAGCTCGTGCCGCTGCCAGTCTTGCTCGTCAGGGCAGAATTGATGAAGCCAAAGCTGTGTACAATGGACAACAATGATCCAGTAGAATCGGTGGTCAAACACATACACATTGTACTGCCCATTGTGGGTGCTGTACTGATGTTTATGTTGGCATTTATTGCCATCACCATGGCTTGATATGTTCATGGAATAACCAAAAGCCTCTGCTAAATATACTGGAGGCTTTTTTATGCACTTTAGAGAAATTGTTGAGTCATCGGGATACATTGCTAAAAACCGCAAGGAAGCCGTAGACCCACGCTGGAGTAGCAGTTTGACTGCGGATGTACACACAGATACCATGCGTAAACAATTGGCCGCATTTTATCCTACATCTGCACCTGCTGACGGGCAAGTTCAAGTCAAAGAAGCAAAAACAATGAAAAACAAACAATTACAAGAAGGCCAAGCCAGCGTCAATGTTCAGCAAGAATATGATGTCAGTCGTATTCAAAAACTTGCTGGAATTCAGAATTCCACAACAGTGGCAGGCACTCCTGTTGCTGAACGCATCAATGATGAAATTTACAGCGAAAAGGCCACGGAACTTGCGGCCGAACTAGAACAACAAGTTGAGCAATTGACACGAGCACTAGATGAAATTGAACAGACTATCAAATTCCACTTGCCAAGAGAATACGCCAACATGAAGGACTATACCATTGCACATATCAAAGCCGCAGTTGGTGGTTTTGGTTATGCAGAGAATCGTATGTCAAAATCTTTTGCCAGCCTAATAGAAGACCTAAACGAACACGGTTACGAAGACGAAGATGAAAATAAGTGAACTTGGCAGCGGTAAAACTTTAATCACGCAACTGCCGGTTGATGCGCCGGGCAACAGAATTGATGGTAAAAAATACCATCAAGCTGATGATGTAGACCACTCNCACATTGCTGACCTGCGTAGACTGGCCGGCCTGACATTGGGCACAGGCAAAGACCAAAGTGGCATAGACAGTCCACTCACACATGGCGGCAGCGAAAGAGCTGAATATCAACGCAAGAACCACATTGAGCCAGGAACAGAAGCTTGGTTCCGATTATGGTTTGCAAGACCAAGACTAACAGGCGAAAACCCATATGGAAACTAATCCAAATCCTGATCAATACCCAGTATACCCAGAAGACGATGGTACGGATCGACCACGAAATCCCTACAGTCCTGTNTAAGAACACACTACCTTAGGACCTTATGGTTTTCAGTGTGGGGCGGCTACTGCCCTGGAACAAGTAGGAGTCGTGCCCGAAAGTTCCTAAAGTGTGCATTTTTGTTTTGTTAAATAACAGTATGATAACACTAGAACATGCTGAAATAAATTGGTTGTTAAACGGACATTGCAAGCTTCAATGTTCATATTGTCGACCCGAATGGAAAAACGGGCCAGCTGATAGACCGTTACAAGATTACCTAGAAGTTATTAAAAAACTTCAACTAACACGCTATTGTCACTACACTAAAGTACTTTGGAAACTTGGTGGAGGAGAACCTTTGCATTTTCCGTATCTTACCGAAGTACTACAGGCAATACGGGCTTGGCCGTCAACTATTAGATTGGATACCAGTGGCGACGATACATACTTTGCGTTATATCGGGTATTACATTTAATTGACTGGTTACATCTGACATATCACGAATGGCAAAATGATGATGTAGTTGGATTCATCTTAGATGAATGCAAGTCAAGGAACAAAAAAGTAACAATGGAGTTTCCTTTAATTCCTAGCCGCATTAACGAAACTAGAGAAAAGATAAAATATTATCAACAGCTAGGACTTGAATGTACGGAACAAATATTGTACGAGCCAGACGGAAGATTTATTAGGGCATACAGCCAAGTTGATGTTAATAGAATTTTCAGTCGCAGTGATGAAGCAACAACAGAAGACACCACTCCGGTATACACTGATTTAAGCATTATAAATTCTATTGATCCTGTGTATACTGGACTCCCGTGTTATGCAGGTGTTGATTGGATTCATATAAATCCAAAGGGATTTGTATCGTATAGTGAATGTGGCGGCCGTAATGAACACTTTAACGCATTTGATACAAATTGGCATGCTCCTGGTGATCACTTTGCTTGTACCGTGGGCCAATGTAGAAGTGAGAACGATCGTAAAAAAATACGGATCTCCGAAACCATGTTTGCAAAAAAATAGCATTTTTCCAAATGCCCAGATTCTGGACAATCTGTCAGTGAATACGCTATAAGTATTGGCATAGGAGAACTACTAATGAAAAAATTCATTTCAATCTTGTGTTTAGCTATGGCCGCATTAAGCGTACAGGCTAAAGACACCATTACAATCGTTTATGCTTGGGGGCCAGGCGACTCTGTTGCCAACTACCATCGCACCATTGCCAACGAAGCAAACAAAATCCAAGACAAATACACCTTTATCTTTGATACCAAGCCAGGTGCTGGTGGCGCTATTGCCGCTAACCATGTGTTGAATACACCTGCTAATATTTTGGCTCACAGTACAGCATTCTTTGTTCGTCCTGTTGTGTTCCCAAATGAAAGCTATGACTTGACCAAGTACAAAGAACAATATGTTCACTGTATGGCTCCAATGGCAGTGACCAGTACCAAGTACAAGACTGTCAAAGATGTGCCAACCAACGCAAGTGTTGGTATCAGTGGCTTGGGTGTTACCACACACTTGGCCGCCGTTGAGTTACAAAAGCGTTACCCACAGTTGAACATTGTTCCATTTAAGAGCACCAACGACAGCATGTTGAGCATGGTATCAGGTCAGACTGATTTGCACATTGGCTTTATCAGCGAAGCTGAACAGTGGAGCAAGGAAAATTCCCGTGCAGAGCGTAAGGTCACTGTGTTGGGCATCACAGGTAGCAAAGTTGTCAATGGATATACTCCATTGGCTCGCCAAGGTTTTGATGCCAGCTTTGCTGACATGAATGTTGGCCACCACATGTTGCTTCCAACCGGTGTTGATGAAGCCAAGCGCAAAGAGTTCCATGATATCTTTACCCGGGCATCAAAGACAGATGCAGTTCGTGCGGCCTATGCTGTTGACTATTGCGAACCACAAACTGTTGCTTATGATGGATTGGACAAGTTCTTTGCTTTCCATACAGCATACTGGAAAAAGCTTGCTAGTCAGATCAAGCTAGAAACCAAGTAATGAGGATTATTTGGTTTGTTCTAGGGTTGTTGTTGACTGCCAATGTGTTGGCCGCTGAAAAAATTTATGTGCAATATGGGGCGGCCGCAAGCCAATCAAATTTTGGCTCTTATGTAAAAATGTTAGAAGTTGCAAACACCATCCAAACCAAGTACCAATTTATTTTAGAGATCAAACCAGGTGCCAATGGCGTCCTGGCTCTGAGAGCAATGGATCAAAGCCCAGAAAATCGGCTGGCATCTGTTGCTCCTGCGTTTATTGAAAATGCCAATGCTGGCATGATCAATGATAGGGACTATGTCCCTNTCGCCGCTACCGGTGACACCTGTTGGGGCATTATTACCAATGTTGGAAATACTGCTCAAGGATTGGCCAGCCTAAAGGGTCAGAAAGAAATCACAGTGGGTGGCACTGGCTATGGCAATGCCGCACACCTGACATCACTGGTATTGGGCAAAGCGTATGGTTTTAAAGTTAGATATATTGTTTACAAATCAAACTACGATGCACTCAGAGACATGGCCAGCGGGTTGGACATTAACTTTGTAATTGAAACTGTGCAAAATTATCAAACCTTTAAGACAAGGCTTCCGCAGATNCAATTGCTGGGAATAAATTGTCCCAAGCGTGTGGCCTCAGTGCCCGACATCAAAACAGTCCGAGAGCAAGGATTTGACACACCAAGTATTTTCTTTGGCACAGTTGCCCATGTTAAAATGCCAGCAGAAAAGCGCAAAGAAATTATCAAAATACTAAATGAAGCAGTGATTAAAACAACCGCAGATTTGGCACTGGCTGACATTATTCCTCCACAGAGTTTTACTCCGCCCATGGACCCTGTTGAATTTATAGAAAAACGCTGGATGTTGATGCGGGTTTTAACTCACCAGTTTGCCCAAGAAATTAACTCAACAAAATAATTTTAAATGGCCTTTTAACTGGCTTGTGTCCTAGTTTGTATAAATAAGCTTGAGCCGACAAGCTCATCTAAAACAGAGGACATTATAATGACAACAAAATTAACATGGGTTCTAGCACATGAACCGTATGATTTATTTTTAAGAGCCGCTGAGAAATTCTCAAAGGAAGTTAACGAAAAAACTGCTGGCGCATTTGAAATCGAAATTCTTGGTCTACAAGAATACGCTGACAAATACCAAGCAGGTAAAACAATTAACAACCGCTTCGAATTACTCGACATGCTAGAAAGCGGTGAAGTACAATTGAGCCAGATGTATACTACTACATTGGGTCAATTAAGCCAAGACATGTTTGTACTTGACTTACCATTCCTTTTCGAAGGTCACGATCACGCAGAGCGTGTATTAGATGGTGCCATTGGTCAACAGTTATTTGCCAAGTTAGCCGAAGAATCAAAAGTTCAAGGTTTAGCTTTCACATACTCAGGTGGTTTCCGTATCATTCCAGCCACAGAAGCTGTTGAAAAGTTAGAAGACCTACGCGGTATGCGTGTTCGTATTCCAGCTAGCCCAGTTGCCAAAGATACATTTGAAGCAATCGGTGCTGTTCCAGTTGAAATGGCCATTGAACAATTGGCAGGCGCTTTGGCTTCTAAAGAAGTTGATGCTGGTGAAAGCACATACCCACGCATTTATGGTATGAAGCAAGCCCAACATGCCAAGAGCCTGGTTCACAGTGAGCACAGCTTGTTCTTGACAAGCTTGATCATCAACAAGGATCTATGGAATTCGTTTGATACAGCAACTCAGCAAATTTTTGCTGATGCCGCGTTAGCTGCCGCTCGCATTGAACGTCAAGAAAGTATCGCTGACATTGCACAAACACAAGCTCGTGCAGTTTCAGAAGGTATCAATGTTGTTCACTTATCAGCAGAAGAGCAAGCAGAATTCAAGTCTGTGACTGCTCCTTTGCATGTCAAGTACGACAGTATCTTTACACAAGGTTTGATCGGTAAAATCAAACTAGCCTAATATCTATTAGGTGGTCCAAAGGGTATGGCTTCGGTCATACCCTTTTTTTATGATCGGTTGACAAGCTGGTTATTCTTTGCTATACTGTACAAACTTAACTCTAGAAAGTGTTTTAATGAGCATGCATTTAGAAGGTCCGTGGCTCAACACCACCGGCAAACGAAAAGGCAAAAAGAAATTTGCCAGTGCAGAACATGCACGAAAGGCAAGAGAATTGGAAGAAAGCTGGCTAGAACTGCTCAAGCGACAAGGTGTAGAGCAAGAAGAACGCAAGCGAAAGCGAGCCATGTCGGCACCCAGTCTGAGCTCTGTGTACAGGTTGACAATACCCGAGGGCCGAAATACCACTGCCCATATCAAAAGTCTCAATAGCGGATTGGGCTCTGCCACATTGGCACCGGCCAAGGTGTACACTGGAGATAAAGTCAAAGGTATTGCAACCATGCACAAAAGCAATGCAGTACCTGTTTTTAGCAATGAGGAAGCAGAGGACATCAGCCGGATGCGTAGGTAAATATTAACTCAGGAGTTCACTATGAAAAAACTTATTTTGGCTTTATCAATTTTAGCATTGTCAGGATGTTCCAGCAGACAGCTGATTCCTGTGGTAGCGGGTGGAGTTGTGGGTTACGCTCTTGGATCTTCTAATAATACTGTTGTTGTAAGACAGCCTGCACCTGTTGTTGATCGAACTGTTGTCATTACCGAATCATGTGCGCTCGTTATGCTTCGCATGGTGAAAAAGAATCGTGTATGCGTGGTGTACATCAGCGTCAAGTGGAAGAACAGCGCCGCAGAGAAGACCAAGCATATCGCCAAGGTTTAGGACGATAACCAATGACAGTGACAGATGTATTTGACACCTGGTGTACTGAGTACTCTGTAACGCATGAAGAACTGTTGGCTGAGGGAACGGGCGTTTGGCGAGACCGTTTGATCAACCGAGGGCTTCTGATCATCAAAGGACTGCCTCCAACATTGACTGATGCTGAATTTCATGCAGTGGGCTCTAAGTTTGGACAACTATGGACCAGTGAAGAATATATCAAAGCCAGTGTTGGTGATCCAACACTGAATAAAGACATACAGTCGCCGGTGAGTTACTTTAAAACAAAGAACACTCGCTGGAAAGACAATGACATGAAGTATCATGCAGACATGGCACACATTGGAGCAAAGAGTCTGCCATTCCGTGCATTGTACATGGTACGAAGTGCCAACAATGGCAGTGGTGATACCTATTGGTTAAACGCTGAAGTTGCGTATGAGCAATTTACCGAAGTAGAAAAACAGTACTACAAGAATGTTGACATATACCAACATTTTATGTACAGGCCAGGTACAAATATTACCAAGTTTCCGTTTTTGAAAACAAATCCGTATTCTGGTAAAGTAAGTCCTAGAGTAAACTGCTATGGTCCAGAACATACCTGGATTCACCATGTTGATAGGAATGGCATGAAAGTCGAGAAGATGATGGCCTTTATGGAAAATCTATACCGCTTGTGCGAAAGCAAAAAGGATACATTTTACAAACATCATTGGTCCAATGGCGATATATTAGTTTATGACAATTGGAATGGTGTGCATCGCAGAGATCCAATAACATTTGATCCAGGTGAACCAGATAGATTGCTCAAACGATTGACCTTTAATTGACAAACAAAAACCGCCCCTTTAAGGGGCGGTTTTTTAATACAATTAATACAACTAAGAATTAATATGGATTGTAGTTTGGCAAGTCAATGACTGTGGTAGTTGATGTAATACCATTGGCAGTATTGTATGCGTCACGGGTGGCAATGTTTCCCTGGATAGTTGTGTTTGCTTGCCATTCAGCATAACGCTCTGGGTTAGGGAAAAATAGTGTACGGATTTTGACAAGACCGTTACCGATATTTCTTTCACCNATNACNGTGGCACTTGGCTGAGCTTCAAGCGCGGTTTTGTTTTCAGCAGACAACAGATAGAATGCTGTAGAGGTGTCGACTCGTTTTTGTTTTATAATTACTAATTTGCAGGCCATAATAATGTGGCTCCTTAAATGTTTATGCAAAATCATCTGCATCTTTTATTTAGTAAAACCCTACTTTTTGTCTAAATTAGGGCTAAAAACCCGTAAAAATAGCGGGTTTTTATGTGGTAAAAACACAACAAAAAGTACTGCTTTATTGTTGTAAAAATACAACAAAAATAGGCTCAAAAAAGTCAAAAAACGCCCTGAAAACGGTTGACGAGTGGACCTAAATACGCTATAATAATAACATGAACTGCAAAAACACTCCAACACAACGCAAGCGCCGCACCGATCGCAACCATGCGATATATGAGCTGTTCTGCGAAGTNACTGGCGACAGCTACATTGGTATCACTGTAGTTGATGGCTCTGCATTGAGCTCCGTGCGTGGACGCTTTAACCGTCACCTAAGCCGTGCCAATACAGAAAGCAAGAACTGGAACTTGTGCGAAGCACTTCGTACATATGGTCGTGAAGGCTTTACACCTTACTTGTTAGAAGTTGTGCGTGGTAAGACAGCGGCTCATGCTCGTGAGCGTGAATTGA